GCTGTTGCAACATGGTCTGTAGATGTATCTGATCCATCCATGTCTGTTATTTGTTTTACTGTTGGTGATGTAGCTACTGTTGTTGTCTCAGCAATTTGTTTTGCTTTTCCAGCAGCAGTAAGAATTGTGGGCTTGCCAGCTACTATTGCACCATCAGCGACAATATTAATAATTCCACCAGCTACTAAATTTGTAAGTTGTGATCCGTCTACGGCTGGCAATTTAGAATTACCATCTAATTGCACCGCATTGTTTGCTCCTGTTCCAGCAGTAAGTGTTGCGGCAGTTCCAAGACCAAGATTACCTCTTGATGTTGATGCTGAAGTAACATCACCTAAGTTACTAGCTTTAGACATAAATCCAGAAGCAGAGAAGGAGCTTTCAACCCATGTGTTGCTAGAGCTTCTTACAAATAATTGATTGCTTGAGCTATTAAAATATAAAGCTCCTGTAATAAGAGTGTTGCCATCATTGTCTACTGATGGAGCTGATCCTTTAGCCCCCAGGTATCTATCATCAAAACTGTCGAAAGAAGCTGCTGCACTTGTTGCTGACGAGGATGCAGATGACGCAGAGCTTGCACCAGCCGTAGCAGAGCTTGCGGCAGCAGTTGCCGAAGCCGCAGCTTCATTAGCTCTCGTAGTTGCTGTATCTTTGTGTCCAGAAGCAGTTGATGCAGAAGTGGCTGCTGCTGTTGCGGATGTAGCAGCTTCACCAGCCTTTGTAGTTGCCGTATCTTTATGACCAGATGCCGTTGTCGCAGAGCTTGCTGCTGCTGTTGCAGAGGTAGCTGCTTCGCCAGCTTTCGTAGTTGCTGTTGCCGCAGAGCTGGCTACACTTGCTGCATCAGCAAGAGCTAACCAGGTAGAGCCATTCCATGCATACATAAGATTGGAAGAAGTGTTCCAATATAATGCGCCATTAGCTAAAGCATCTCCATCATTATCTGTTGAAGGAGCTGATCCTTTAGCTCCTAAATATTTATCATCAAAGCTATCAAAGGATGCTGCTGCTGCCGTAGCACTACTAGCCGAAGCTGTTGCTGAAGTTGCCGCAGCAGATGCACTTGTACTTGCTTCAGCAGCTTTTGTAGTTGCTGTTGCAGCCGAAGTTGTTGCTGTTGCAGCATCTACTAATAATGTGTATTTAGCTGAGTTAGAATTAGATGTAAGGGGCTGGGATCCAGAAGATGTATGACCACTGTTTATTTGAAAAATATTATTTGTTGAAGTGTCTTTAACTATATCTCTTTCAGAGTAAACTGTAGACGCAGCCCAATTACCTCTATTTGTTCCAAGTGTTGTTGATATTTCAAGATTACCACTACTATCAAAACCAAATAATTTATTTGCTCTGTCAGTTGCAGAATCCGAAAATTCAGTTGTTGTAATAGTATTTGTAACAGAAGCTTTAATAGATCTATTAACTTCTTCCTGGATCTGTTGCACATGCATTGTGAGACGATCTAAACCTTCTTCGTGAGACTCGGCTGGGAAAGGATCGTTTTCAACATAATCGTGAGTTTGAGTTAAAGGTACTACTCTTTGTATAATAACAGTTTCAGAGTTAGTTGGTGTGTTACCACTTGTAAAAGTTACATTACCACCAGAAGCAGATCCTACCCCAGACACATTATAGTGAGTTGTAATAGTTTTTAATGTTTCTACACCAGTAGAGGATCTAATAAAAACCTTTAGATCTGAGTTTGCTAATATCTTAAAGTTGTAAGCAAAAACAGTTGTAGATCCATTTCCTGAAAACGATACTTTGTTTGATGTTGTTGATAATGTCATTTAATTTATTCCCACTTTTCTTTTTGTTTTATCTGATTTTAATTCTTTCTTTTTGTTAATTAATTTTTTGAGTTTTAAAGCATGTTTATATTTGCTAGGACTGTAGTACATTCTTGAAATAACCATTTTTCTTAACTCATCTACTTTTACATCTACTCTTGCTATTGCAATATCTCTTGCTTCAATGTCAGTATAGTTACTCTCTATCCATCTTTTTTTATTATGATTGTAGAGGTAGTCTATTCGTGTAAACAGCTCCATATTCTTCTTGTAAGATTTTGCAAATTCTTTATGGATCTCATGTAACAAATATTTATCTTTAATCTCTAGCTGACCTACTTCAAAATTTGTTGAGATTTTATTTGTTGGCAGTTTTGGTGCACGACCTAAAACCATCCATTCTTTTTTCTCAAGAGCAGTAAATTCATCTTTCTTGACTGTTGTTTTTATAAATGGAATTACAAAAGCTGTAATTCTTTTTCTTGGCTCACCATTAAGATCTAGTTTTGGTGGACTAAGAAGTCTTACACCAGGTATTGTTCTAGCCAATGTGTCTGTTAGTGTTAAGGCTTGCCTACTTACAGGATCCGTAAGATCACCTAATTGTCTAAATATAGCTGGCACAAAAGATGATGCAAAACTTTTGCCAAAAGACTCAGCACTTACATCGCCTTGCAGTACATCAAATGTTCTATCTATAGTTTGAGTAAATGATTTATTTTGTACTGAGTTACCTAAAGCTGAAGCCACTCCAACAAACACTGTATAAGCATCAGATTCTTGTTCAGTTCCATACAAATCTGGATCGTTAAATATTTTGTAAAAATCAACACCAAGACCAACAAAACTTGAAAAAGGCTCCATTGATCTTACAGATCTGTATACAGGGTTTCCATTTTTATCTTCCCCACGATAAATTCCATAAGACGGAATACCTCTTTGATCAAGCATGGCATTATAGGATTGTAAATTTTTATCCCTAAACTGTTCTTCTCTTAAAGCTGATGTGCCTTTTGGAATAGTAATATCTTCTTCAATAAATACTTCCTGATGAGCTAAACTCATGCCATAAGCTATTAAGCTCATACCAGTAGTCATCCTTGCAAGCATTTTTTCTCTGTCTTCAGGAGATCTCATAAACAAAGCTTGTTGTTCTTTTGAGAACATTACACCCAATGGAGTTCCATCTCTAAAAGTTACTCTTGTAATATTGTATGGTGTTTTAAAGAACGGAATTAAATATCTAAAACCTTTTATATCTCTTGCTTTAGCAATACCTTTTGCAATACCATCTATCTCTTCTTGAAAAACTAAATAGTTAGAATTTTTTTGTGAATCTATTAAAGCATTTTGAGGAGGATCTACAATAAACTCAGTCACATAATCTAAAGCATCATCGCCAGTTAATCCTTTTGCCCTAGCGCTCTTTCTTGCTTCCATTGATATGTAATATCTTTGAGCTAATACTTTAAAAAAAGTATCTTCAGCATCTAACATATCAGTTGGTATATTTATCATATTTCCAATATTATCAATTGCACGAGCAATCATTGGTGTGTCCATAGAAGCTTGCCAATTTTCAGAAGATATAGAGTTTCTTCTTTGCCCAACATCAATCTTGCTTGTGTCTGCAATTTGCTCTGGCTTTACACCAGTTTGAAGAGACAATTTTGCCCCTTGGAAGGCTTCCATCCAAGCCATAAATACAGCACCAGCAGATGCATGAACATCTTGTAGCTGTCTGCCACTTCTTCCTGTAAGAGTGTTTACAATTCCAATTGGATAATCCTCAAACAAGATTTGTTTACTTAACATTAAAAAGTTACCAACCATATTTCTTGTGTGTGTAAGAGGAGAGCTTAACAAAGCATTCATCCAATACTCAGAAACATTTTCAAAAAATAATCCTGTTTTATTTAAAGTATCATTATAAATTGCATCATTATTGAAAGAGTTAAAATCTTTAAGTAATTTCATTTTGCCATGTTTATGTGGCATTGACTTGTAGGCTACAAAAAACTTTTTCATGCCAGTAAGTCCACCCATTCTATTAAGAGTAGATTTAACACCTTCTGATAACTCCATAGGCTCTGGGACTATATCTGTTTGATCAGATTTTTTTGTAGTAAAACTATCTGGTCTACCTTTAGTTTGAATAAGTTGACCATCAGGACCAAGCCTTGAAGGTTCTTGAAATGATCTTAATGCTCTACCAATATCTGTTTTTACGCCAGATATTTTCATTTGTAAGTTTGCAACAAGCTCTAACTGCTCTCTAACATTTAGAAATTCTTCTGGACCAGCATCGGTGCTTATATCATTAATCATTTTATCAAGCTTCATTGTCTCAATATTAAAGACATCTCGCATTGCAAAAATTGTAGGTAAGTCTGGTAATTGACCAGCTCGTAAATCTAATAAGTTTTTCTCTATAGAGCTATCAGTAAGTAAAGTTAAATCTGATATTTGACGCATTGCATCTGTTGTTAATGTATCAACCCCACCTGATTGGGCTTTAATTCCAGCTCTGTATTGATTAGCAACATAAGAAATAGTCTGATCAATAAAACCTTCGTCAGGATATTTTCTATCTCCTTTAGCACCATAAACTCTATTGCCACCAAGCATGCCTTTAGTAAGTCTAGGATCTGTATAAACCTGATTAGTTATGTCATTAACAATGTCTGATCCTTTCCCAGTAACAAGTAAGAGAGGATTGGCATCATCACCATAAGTAATACCTTGTTCTTTTAAATCAGTTTTTATTGCTTCAGCTTTTTCTTTGTTTGTTAAAGTCTTGTCATCTAAAACTCTATTAGTATTTTCTTCAAATTCTTTTTTCTTTTGTTCTAATAGTTTTCTTTCTTTAAACCAGCCACCAACAAGAGGTAAATTTTCACCATTGTCTTTTAATATTTTAACCATTTCTTTAGCATTTCTACCAAAGACACCAGCATATTGAAGTTCTTCGTTGTTATGAAAATCATAAGCAAATGGGCTATCTTCAAAAGGAACAAAAGGCACTGGATCATTCTTATTAATTAATGATGAGTTTACTTCATCTTGTACAGGATCTTCTATTACAGGCTGATTTATTACAGGATCTTGAGGATCTTCTTTAGGCAAAGCGCTAGTGTCTACAGGATCCACTTCTGGGACATCTGGATTATTGTTTGCTTGTTCTGTAAGTACCTCTTCTGGACCACCACTTGCTACGGAGTCTAAAGCCAGCTCTTCTACTTCATTCATGTTTGGGTATAAAAAAAGGATGCGTAAGCATCCTAATATATATTTTTATAATCTGATTTCGCTACATTAGCTACTATTTTTTTGTATCTAACTCAGGTCTTAAATTCATAGATCCAGTAACAGTTAACTGATCTGTCTCATTATTTTGATTTTCAACAACCATTTTATAGGTTCTGGAGTTCTCTCCATACCTTTGTTTTATTCTTTCAATTAATTCTGGGGCTAGAGACATTAGTAATCCTTACCTTTATTAAACACCTTTAAATCAAAAACGATTGGCTGTGAAGTTCTAATATAATCCTCCTTCGATATTGTTTCAAGTATTTTTGTATATTTATCAAAAATTTCTAATTTAATATCAGTTGCTCTTGCTGGATCGAAGGCATCATCATAATCTGGAACATATATTACTCGTATGCCAGTAATACCAGCTTCACTATCTATATTTGATTTAGCCTGTATTCTTGGCTGATCTTTGTAACGACTGTCAGTTATATAAGCAAAAGGAACATCATTTTCTAATAATAAATTTTTTAATCTTTCTAAATTTTTTGTATCTGCTGTTTCTTGTCTATCAAAGAAAATTTCAAATCCAGGTGTGTTATTAGGCAAGTCATCAGAAAAACCAGTACCAGTATTTTTAGCAATAAAACCAGACCATTGATTATTTTCTTTTAACTCATTTATAAATGTTTTTTCAAATTCTGCGCTATCCCAATTTTGGTTAGTTACAATTTCCATATTTAAGGATCTTTCCATGCCAACAGTTTCACCTTCTTTCCAGACACCTAAATTATTATTAGCTTGAAAAGCATTAACATTGTCATCGACTTTTAATGGTGCAGATAAATTTTCACTTAATTGAGCTTGTTCTACATTTGTTGGAGCAACATCACCTTGCTGTCTACTAACACCAACAACAGATCTTTCCTGTGGCGCAATAAGTTGATCTAACTCTTCTTGAAATTTTATTTTATCCTCAGGTGAAGTATTTATGGATCTAATTTTACTTCTTAAATTTCTAACTTTGTCTTGATCTCCTTGACCAGCAAAATTAAGTTCTGTTTCATAACTACCGCCAGCTTCATTGGTCCAACCACCTTTATCCCAACGATCTTTTTCAATAAACCATGTAATAGCTTGTATGTCCCTAGGCTCAAGTTTTTCTAAATCTAAAAACTCATTAAGATCTGATCCTTTCAAACTATCAGTTGTTCTTCTAAATATTTCTTGAGCAAAACCAAACTCAGATCCAATGTCTGGGTTTTCAAAAGCAGTATTAAGATCACCTCTATATCCACCGCTAATTACAACATCAGCATGTGGTGGGTACCATTTACCACCAGCTTGTTTACCAATATATCTGTTAGCCCAAACATCAATTGTTGCTTCTGGATTTATGCCCATTATGTTTCCAAGAAAGTTTATAGTCTTAGGTTTTTTACCACTTTGAATATCTCTAAAAAGACCTAATAAAGCTACAGTTGCTTTAGGTGAATTTGTATTAAATAATTTGCCAGCATCATTAGCAATTAAAGGAAAATCTTTTTCAAATTTTGAAAGATCTCCACCCTCTTCCATTCTTTGAATAAAGGCTTCAATTTCTAAATCATATTCACCTTTTGAAAATTTTTCTAAAATAATTTTTGAGTTTTTAAAATTTTGAGCTACATCAACACCAGCACTTGTACTAGCTAATAAATCTGCAAATACATCCCCTAATCCTCCATACTCTTCTCTGAGTCTGTTTTGAATTGCCCTATACCAATTACCATTAGAAATTATTTGTTGTGCCTGTGCGTCACCATCTTTGGCTTGTTGAAAAACATCTAAAATATCATTTACAACCTTTTCAGTAATTTCACTTTTATATGTTTCATCATCCATGCCTTCTGGAGTTAGATGATATTTATATTTAGGTAATTCTCCAGATTCAGGATCCACCCATTTTAATGTATATTTAGGTTCGCCTTTTTTATTTCTCTTAATTATTACTCCACCAAGATCTGGATTTATAAAATCTTCGTTTCCGTCAAATTTATTTTTTATTTTTTTTATGCGGTTTGTTAAATCAGCTTTTTCTTTTTTAGATAAATCTAATTTATTAATTATGCCAATTTCATTTTTTGTTAATTTAAAACTTAATGGTACTACAGGACCAGATCCTAAAATATTACTTTTTGGTTTGTCAAATGTTGGACCTCTTTGAAAAAATTCCTTACCTTTGTTATAAGCAAAAGGTATTCCAGTCTCTACTACCTCACCAAGACCAAGACCAAAGATTCCCCCTAGACCAAAAGAGCCAATCCCCTGGACTGGATCATAACTTGTAGCTTTTTCATTAGGCAATCCAGCAATAGATTGATCTATTGCATAAGCATCGTTATTGGATATTATTTCTAGGTTTTGTTTGTTAGCATCATCAACAGCCATCCAAACACCACCTTCAATAAATGCCATTGTTCTTTTTGACATACTTCTTTTTAAGAGTGTTTTTGCAAGATCTTTTCCAGCATAATTTTTTATAAGATCATCAAGAAATCCAGTACCTTGCTTATAAACACCTAATCCAACCAAATTAGCTGGATCAGTAAATAAAGCTTTAGTTGCTCTCCAAACTCCATCTTTTGAAAACATAGGCAATCCAGCTTTTCCAGAATAGTAATCATACAAGTTGTAAAAATCTAACTGAGATTGATCATCCATTTTATCCATATTGGCTAATTGAATAACACCATTAGTAATATTAAAATCCCACATTGATATCCAATTAATCATGTGTTCCATTTTTTCTTCAGTTGTTTCTAATGGTGTAAATTTTGGATCATCAGGGTTTCTTTCCAAAGTCTCAGGAGTGTTATAAACATTGTATATTCCCCCAGGCTTAACCTTTTCATAAAATCTCTCTACAAGATCTCGTACTGGATAACTCTTATCATCAAGCTGGTAATTAAATAACATTTCAGCTCCGTTAGACATAACAGAGGGTTTTCCATCTTCACCAAAATCTTGTTCTGGATTTATAGAAATATTATTAGATATAACCTCATAAGGATTGTAACCTCTATTTTGCAAATGTTTAAATCTTTCAGAGTTAACATCTACAGTGTAATCACCAGAATCATATATTGTTTTGGTTACCATTTTTAAAATGTTTCTCTAGTTGAGTTAATTATTAAAAATTTAATTTTTTTAACTTTTTCATATTCAAGATTTTTTTCATCTGCTGTTAAATTAGTTTTTTCTATCGCATCGTTCATGTCAGTAAAAAGAGTTTCTTTATGTGTTTTGTAAGCATTCACCATTCCTTCAGCAGAATTAATATCTGGATATTTTAACTCAATTGAGTCTTTAATTTTTACACCTCCAAGTCCTGTAAACACTTCTCTTGATGGTAAAAAAGCAGTGTATGGATTCATGCTAGGGATTTCTGAATCAGAAGATGACATCAAAGCATTTAATGAATTTCTATTTGCATTAATAAAATCACCAATAGCTTCTTCATAAATTTTTAACATTTGAGCTCTTTCTACTGATTTGCCTGTTGTTAAATTTTCATTTGTTCTGCTAGTAAAAGCATTAATTATTAAAGCTGTGGTAAGTTTATCGCCATTAGGCATTCCAGTCATATTTACACTTAAATTAGCACCAGTCATGTTTTTTAATCTGGTTATTAATTCAGATTGATAAATTGCTGAAGGTGATTTTTTTATAAGACTATCTATTCTTTTTCTTAATGCTAAAGAATCTTTACCATTAATATCTAAATTGCCTATTTTTGTTTTAGCTAATCTTAAATCTTCTACATCAAAAGATTTAGATATTACATCTTCTGCATCAGTTAAAGAGACAATAGAGCTAGGGATAACATCCCCTGATCTAATTTTAGCATGGAGAGTTAATAAATCATCTTTATGTTCTTTTGTAAGATCACCATTAATATAATCATTACGAATGCTATTATCCAACATATCAAATTTCATTCGTAAATCACTAGCTTCTTCATTTGAAGGATCAAAAATACTTGCGTCTTCCATATAGGCTTCAAGCTCACTTTGATAAGTTAAAACTTTTCTATTGCTTGTATTTTCTCTTCGTTTTTTAAAAATTGTAGATTCATTATCTAGTTGATCAGCTATTTTTTTTGTAGCTTCACCTTGTGCAGTTACAAGCTTATTAATTAGCTCTTGTCTTTTTGGTCCTTTTACATCAGGTAAAAAAGGATAACTTCCGTCAGGAGCTTTTTGCTCTAAGCTTTTTCTTAAATTATCTATTCCCTGTGAAGCTTTATCGAAGTCTGCTGGATGTTCGTAATTCATAGCCGATATTCTTATAGAGGTATCTAGTTTTGTAACTAAAGCATCTGCTATTCTTCCCATAGATTCTTCTCTATCAGTAAACATTCCTCTTAGACCATCATCATTATTATAAAGACTTAAAGAGTCAGCAAATATTCCATTTCTTCCAGCTACAAGAACATTTCCATTTTCATCTTTTATCTCTTCAGATCCAAAAAGATCGTAATAATAATCCATGTCCATAGTGTTAATAAAAGCTTCTTCAAGATTTTCTACAGTCTCATCTTTTAAAGCTATTTTCTCATTGTAAAGTTTTGTCGCTAAAGCTCCTTGAATAGTTACTTCACTTTTAACATCGGTTTGAGCAAAGCCAGCTCCAACAGTTCTTTTTACTGCATTGTTTTTTACAATAGCATTTGGAATAGATCCACCAGATCCATCAGAAACCATGTTATAAACATTACCACTATAACCCTCTTGAGGATCTCTAATAGATCCAACAGGATAATTTACCTGATAAGATTGACCTTTTAATAATGCATTTTTTACTTTTGCTTTTTCACTTTTAGCCCACATATCAACATCAAAACCAAATGGGGATTGAGGAACAAAACTATCAATTTCTGAAGTAGCTTTTACATATTCATTATTAATTCTTGATGCTTCAGTATTGTTTTTTATCTCTTGTAATTTTGCACCCAATCCAAAAACTTGCTGACCTAATTGTGCAACATTTTGTCCAAATCCAGCTCTTGCTTTATTACCAAGACTTGATGCTCCTGGATTTTGTTGGATCTGTAAATTAACATTACCAGGTTCTGTACCCATTCTAGTTTGAGATGTATATTTTGGTATCTTCATTGTGTTCCCCTATTAGCCAAAAAACCCAGCATTATATCCTTGCATACCCATACCAGCGAGCTGTGAAGCTCCACCAAGTAAACTTGAATAAGCATTGTATTTACCAGCCGTTCTTGCCTGTTGTCCGTACATTCTTGATAGATCGGCTTGCATACCACCTTGTACTGCTTGTTCTTCTAATTGAGCTTGAGCAATTTGACTGTTGTATTTAATCATGGCTTTTTCTTTTTCGCCTTCATATGCATTATCAAGCATTACTGTTAATGGTGTACCAGTATCAGCTCTAAATCCATTTACTCTATAAGCTTGAGCAGTAGATCTTTGTAACCTTTCAAAACCTTTATCAAAGTCAACAAGATCTTGCTCAGTTTGTCTTTTTTTAATTTGAGCAGATAAGCGAGAAACTTTTGCATTTCTTTCTGCAACCTTTGCATTAAATTCTTGGGCTTCCTGTTCTTGCTTACCAGCCTTCTTGGCTCCTTTGTAAGCCATGTATGTACCGCCTACTGTTGCTGTAGCTCCAGCTATTAAAACTGCTTCCATTTAAAACTCCTTATAAATTTTTCCATATGTATAATAATCTGTTTCGTCAGGTCCGTATTTTTGGTGAAAGCCTTCACGCTTAAAACCTAAAAATTCTATAAAGCGGACTGCTTCATCCCAGTCTGTTAAAACATGGGTACTTACTCTTTTAAATTCATTATTCTTAGCAATTATATCCATTACTCTTCGTGTTGTTTTAATAATAGATTTTGCATGTTTTGGTATTAGGTGTGTTCCATAAAACCACGCATCGCCATGATGTTGCCATAATTCCATAATTCCACCACAGGCAATAATTCTATTTTGATCATCAATTGCTGTAAAAGATGATCCATCGACTTGATGTTTGTTAGCCCACTCTCTCCAATCAAGAATAGGATTTCTCATGTCCTCTGTTGCAGATCCATACGGCTGCTCTAACCAATCAACATGAGTTGGAATAAAAGGTATTAATCTCATTATCTCTCAAATGTTTGTAATCGTGGATAGATAGATAAAACTGTTAATGGTAACGGTTGGTCCGATACAACATAAATAAATCCATCGCTATCATATCCAGAAGTAAACTCAATTGTCTTATCACCAGTAAACAAATCCAAAGGCTGGTCCATTTCATCAGCAGAGCTTCTAAAAGGAATAAGATCGTTAGTTGCCAAGCTCTGTCCAATCTTCAATCCAACAGTTCTAAACAATCGTATAGTAACATCGTAGATCCTTTTTGTTTTACCTTGAGATGTCCCTAAAGTTGCTCCAGCATCTACTCGCATAGTCTGAAGTGTTGAGGTATATTTTAATCCAAAGTGAACAGCTTTTGCAGATCTATTTAATGTAACGGCTCCACTTGAAACAGTTACATCTGGATGCGTAGCACCATCAGCTAGAACAGATAATGTTTGCCCTTCTAAATGTCCAAGACCTGAAAAGGAAGTAAAGGCATTTGATGTGTAAGACGACAATCCAGAATCAATAAAAAAGGCATCTTTTACATCAGTGCCAAAATCAAAAAAATTAAATCTTTCAACATATCTTTTTGTGGCTCCTCCAATTGTTCTTTTTACACAAACATATATATCATCCTCATCAAGCTCGCCTGGAATAGTAGCTATACTTTCTACAACACCATATGGATAAGTTATATTTGGTGAAACAGATGTATCAATCCAAGATCCGCCAAGAGTATGCTCATGCCAGGCAACAATATTTTCTTCTCTTCGGTATGTCATACAAGCAAGCTTGCCGTTATTTAATACGCACCAAATCGTATTGTCTGGCTCTTGCGCATGTGCCATTTCTTTTATACCAGATGAAGTTATATGCTCTGCCATAATCGTAAGATCTGGAGCTGTGTATGAATCTGTATCAAAACTATAAACTAGCTCTCTAACCTTTCTTCTTGCTCTTTGTACAAACAAGGTAACATTACCTACTTGCACTGGGCTTATGTTAGAAGTTCCATAGTAAGCTTGTCTTTTTATTTGAGCAGATGTTGGTGATAATGGTGCATCAGATCCAGAAGATCTAACAGCAAATTCACCACCAGAAGTTCCAACAAGAAGAGAGCTACTAGAAGATAAATATCGAATAACATTTACCTGATTAGATCCAATTGTATAAATTAAACCATCGTCATCAGCGACACCAGTTGCAAAGTTTTCAAAGTCTCCTCCTTTACTAAAAAATAATGTTTGTGGATTTGAGCTTGTTCCAGCTAACACTAATCTTTCTTCATAAAAAGCTATTGCTCTGGGATAACCGCTTGTAGAAGAGAATGCTCCCATAGACCAATTTAAGTCATCTTCTAAAGATCCATTTATAGCTATAGCAGATCCAGCATTTGCATTAACAAGATCATCAGACGGAGCTAATAAAATTGTATCTTCTGTTGCCTGGACAATTAATTTTGGAGGATAGGATGAATTACCTATTGTTGCATTATTTTGACTATCGGAAGCTCCAGCAACCTCAATAGACATTCCTGTCTTAAAACCTTCTGTTACAAAATTCTTATCACTGTTAACAATTCTATCGTTATGCTCTAACCCAGTTGAAGAAGGATCACCCTCTGCAAAACTAATTTTACTGTTACTTATAAAAGGCATTAGCTCTGCCCTGTTCTCTTCATTCTCTTGTATAGTCGTATTAACAGAAGTTAAGCTAGTAACAGTTGCACCAGAGTTATGTGCTGCTGCTGCTGTTCCTAATTGTCCTCTAGCTACACCTGAGTTTACAGAAGATCCAGACATAGATGTATATTTAATTATTTCGTCACCAATTTGAAAATAACCACCAGGACCATCTGTTTGAAATCCTGTATTACTTGCAATGTTAAATGAAGTTGCAGAGTTATTTATTCCTGACGATAATGTTGATGTTACTAAGGCTGAAATTTTTGTGTAACCATCGTGAATCTTTATTAGCCTACCTACATCTGTACTTAAAAATCCTTGACCATCATTTATGCCAACAACATCACTTGCATAAATATATGCAGATCCAGTACGGCTTGAAGCTCTCATAGTAGTTGCTGTTAAATTAATATCCATCATTGGACCATTTTTGAAATTAACTTCAGTCAAGGTCCAATTAATATGACTTGTTCTAGTAAGTTTTCTTACTGGATGATCTGGATGTACTAAGTACATTACATCAGCAGATTGAACAAATTTTATATCTGCTAATTGTCCAGATGTGTATGTTGTAGCTGTCTCAACAATAGTGCTTCCGCCATCGACAATAATTCCACCATCACGATAAAAACGAATATAGTTGTTACCAAACTCTAAGATATAAGTTTGTGTTACATTAAACTCAAAAGGAATAAGACGAGAAGCATTAGCCGAAGACTTTATCTCATTTATAAATATAGTTCCTGGTCTTCTTGATACGCCACCATGAGGATGGACCAATAAATTTTTCATCTGAGTTGCACCAGTGAAATATTTTTCTAAGTCAGTTCTACCTGACATTTTTTCACTTAGCTCTCCAGAAGTAAAAGCATTAAAGGCTGGGGCAGATTTAGCCATTGTTATCTTCTCGCATTAATAAATGTGTTGGATTGAATAGATCCATAATCAGCAACATTTTCTGTTGCACCTGGCATTCCTTCTGTTGCATCTACAAATCTTGCTTCTGATAATTTAAGCATGTAGATGTCCATCATCTGAGCTGACAAGGTGTTAGATCCAATTACTGGGTATGAAATATCAGAAGCTAATCTTGATGCTATAGCTTCGACTAATAATTCATCGTATTGCATTGCGTCAGTTATCTGAGCAACATATTGTATTTTTAATGGTGCGCCTTCGTCTGTTACAATTTTTTTACCCTCAATTTTGTAAACACTATCAAGGTACTCTAATCTTAAAACTCTCAAGCAATCTACTGGTAACGAATAGGCATAACTAAATTCCCAATCTGGTGCAGTTGTATCGGCTGCTAATGAAGTTCTTTTTATTAAACAATTCCATGGATGCGCTCTAAAAACGGCATCTCTTACATGAGGGTATCTTTGGTTACAGATACGACCTACTTTACTGTCTTCTGTTAATGATAGTATTGTCGAAGCCCCTATCATGTTGAGGGCTGAATTACATATATCTACATCTGAAGTTGCCATATTAAATCCTTGTTAAATTAAATATGGGAAGGCGATAACTCAACCTTCCCATATTCTTTTAGTTATTAACTAACTGTATAGTAAATTACAGTTGTAATAGAACCACTGATAGTTGCACCACCAGTTGTTACTAAAATGTCTGTAATTGTTGATGTAATTTCATCACCTATAGTTTCAATTTTACCATCATTTGATAAACTAATTAGTTTATTTGCGGTATTTGAAGCCGTAGCAGCAATATATTTGTCTGCTGTTGTTCC